ACCAAATCTCTCCATGCCAGCTGGATGCCACAGGTCACGAAGAATACTAGTATATTTGTTAAACGCAGTAACAGCCTGAACTTCATACGAATATTCTTGGTAATAATAATTGTCATGAATATACTTGTCAGAGTTTAAGAAACCACGAGTAGATTTGAAGAATCCTTCGCCCTTACCCTGACCAAGATAATCAATTGTACCTGTTGCAACATGCGAAGTGTTGGTTACGCTTGTTAGAGAAACAGTCGTATTGTTTGTGTAACCAACACCGGAATTATAGATGGATACAGTAGAAACAGCACCAGGACCGCTACCAGAAACACCAGCAATATTTGCATTGAAACCGAGGAATCCACCAGCACCAGCCGATATACGAAGTGGATAAATTAAATTATCGACGATCGATACGTTTACGTTTCCTTGATAACCACCACCAGGATTGACATTTCCTAATGCGGCAATAGTACCGTAAGTGTAGGTGTTTAATACAAAAATACCATTAAACGGAGTCAGCCAATCGGCAGCTGCATTCGCTGAAAATGCAGTATATGCTGGAGCTGCAGCGTTAATTTGAATACTTAAAGCATTAGTAATTGGCGTAGAAGTCAAGTCAATTGTGCTTGTGTTGCTTAGCGAAGCGATGTCAAAAGACGCGACGGTAGTCGGAGTTTCGCCTAATGTTGGTGTAACTGTTTCTGGCGCGGTTAATGTATAACCCGATCCGCCATTTATAATATTAAAAGTTACAGCACCTCGTAATCTCTGCAAACCAGTTACAATGGCTTGGCCATTTACACCATCACCGACTACATTAACTACCTCGCCCAAAGAAAACCCAGGAGAGCTACCGAGTACTTCAATGCTAAAGAGCGAACCGCGAATTCTTGGACTATCTGTAACTTCGATACCTAAGTCTTCGATTACATCTAAATTAATGATTTCTTCATCTGCCGCAAACGTTCCGACGATGTCTGTAATATAAAGAACATCGTGGCGCTTATCGTTGGATGAAAATACTTTATAGTCATCTACGAAAGCTGTCGCTCCAGAGATACGACCAGTAATAGTTTTACCGATGTATGATGTAATATTTGTGTTGTATTCTAACTCTAGATATCTCGGAACAAGCCACTGCGAGTCAGATGCACGAAGTATATCTTTTCCAGGAGAGTAAACGGTAATATCTTCGTTAAACAAAACACGGAATAATAATTCTAATCCGCGTTCTGTGCCTTTAGAAGAATATAATTCTTTAATATGTTTTTGTAAAAGACGCTTATCTGAAAGAACATCAAGCGGAATACCATGCATGTATTTTTTGCGGAAATAATCTACGAACTCTTCAAGTGTAGTATCAATATCGCGCCAAGTTGGTAGTCGACGAGCGTCGTAGATTACTTGATTAGTTTGTTCTAACCATTCAAAATATGCTCTAACAAATGCAACGAAAGTTGGTCCTTCTTCTCGGTAGATAGAAGGAAACTGACTTTCAATGAGTGGAGAAATTAACTTCTCAAGGTCTTTCATTAGATGCGAATTCCAGTTACAACGACAGAAATATCTTCGTTATCAATTAGTAATATTTTATTTGTTAGCGTATCAATATCAGCATTTTCAGTTCTTCCGTATATCTTAATGCTATCAGTATCGTAAGAATCAACAATCAATCCAGTGATTGAAACTTCGCCTGTTTCATAATTTACTGTGCCAATATTATTATTTAGAATTGTAGTTTTACCATTGTTTATGGTGTAAATATAAAGAGTTCCAACACCATTGTCATTAATATAAGCAGTATATCCGTCATAAACAAATGCGGTTGAAGATACGATTGGTTCGTGACCAACTGGTAAAACATATCTTATATCTTCATCATGTAATCGATTTTCAAAACTCCAGTTAGCAGAAAAACTAACAAGAGGAGTAGGAGTTATGCGCTTAGAAATACGAACTTGTGTATCGTTTGAAACGATTGATACATCAGCATCGTCAATAGCAGCAGATAGTTTAGAGAATCTTAAATCAGCGCCAAAATCTGACAGATAACTTGTATTGAAAGCTGTGATGGCAGTGACAACGTTTGACACTAATTGAGATGGTGTTTTTGTCGTAGCACTTATATTATACTTGACTCGAGAAATGATATCAAGATACAAATACTCAGGATCAACGATTACTGGTTCAATTGATACTGGAGTCTTATCTTCTAAGAAAGTTAAGATACTTTGTTTTGTGCTAGAAGAAAGAATTTCTCCGCCAACTGGTTTAGCAGAGATAATAACCTTTCCATATAATTTTGGAACTGACTCTTCACCACCGTAGGCGATTACAGTTTCAATCGAAGGATAATTTGCTTTGATCAAAGAAATAAAATCTTCAGCAGTAACAGCTCTGTTCTGCGCCGTAAATCCACGAATCGCATTGTAACGAATCGATTCAGCATCTTCTGCTTGCGAGCCACCAGCTGAAGTTTCAGTAGTAGATAACAAGAATGTGTTTGAAGAGAATCCATCAGCCGAACTGATAGAATTAAAGATTCGGCAACCATTGCCGTCTTCACCTGCAGTTTGTCTGTACGAAACAAGCACAATATTACCAGCAGTCAGCTTCTTACTAGAAACACCATTACCAAATGAAACTGCATACTTAAATTCTTCAGCAGCTTGTACGAAGAACACTGCGCTGTTTGCATTTAATCCGAATAGATCAGTTGTTTTATTCCAAGCAACAGAAGTAGTATCCGTGGCGGAATTTCTTACTTCAACTGTAATTGATGAAGAGTCAACAGTATTAGACGATAACGTAAATGTTTGATTGTTTGCAGTATTAGCAACAAACGCTTCTGTCTTTATACTTCCTTCTTGGAAAGTAACATTAGAAACAACGTAGTTATTTGAACGATAGAGGATAAGTGTTTCATTAGTTGTAAATGTATAAGCAGTATTTGCGTCGTTAGTACCTCTGATGCTATAATATCTGGGCAGAGTAATTGTGTCTGGTGTATTAGCTGGTAAAGCAGTAATAGTGACATCAATAGTAGAAGCAGCTCGTGACCTTGGCGTATAGTTTAGTTCTTTGGCATGCGAAACGATTGAGTCGCGCAGCTGCGCGGTGTCCAAAAACATTTCGCTACCAATCATGTTTAGATACATCGCATTATGGTAGGTGTTATATGCGAGCAAATCTAGCAGAACTGATAAGTTGGAGCCATCAAAGTCATAATCTCTAAACTCAGTTTGCTGGCTTAGATATGTCTTTAGGCTTTGCTTATAAGCAGCAAAATCTAGTTCGGTGTTGGTTAAAAATCCTTGGTTCGCCATTTTATCTTATCCTGTTTAGAAGGAACTCAACCGTTCCTGCTTGTTCGTTTCTTACTAATGAGAAAGCAATGCTTATAAAATAACTGTTTCTATCATAATCTGGCGTAACATCAATGGTATCAATGTTAATTCTTGGTTCGTATTGATTGAGAGTTTGAATAATTGTTTCGCGCAAAGCAACAGTAGTGAGCGGAGTCATCTGTTCAAATAACAATTCGCTGATACCAGCGCCAAGTGCTGGATCTAACAATCTTTCATATTTATCAGTCATAACCAAGTTCTTCACAGAACGCATTACAGCATCGATGTCATTTAATCTTACAACGTCATTTGTGATGACATTTCTACTAAACGAAGCAGTAAAGTCGCTGTACGTTGGTGGTGACTTGATTGGTTTTTCTTTACGGAATGACATTATTCGCCACCGTTTCCGCCATTGCCATCAGCTGAACCATCTGGACCATCGCCCTCAGTTCCTCTTCCAGGAAATGCCTTAGCCATTTTTCCATTAATCATGCGAATTGGTTTTTTGGTGACTTTGATTCTCTTCCCTTCAAATCCAGGAACTGTAAATTCAACCATAAAGTCTTTAAGAGTTTTCATGTAAATTCTCCGCTGTTATAGTGTATTTAGTAGTGATTAAGAACCGAGTTTGTATTCTTTTTTCTTAACATCATCAAGAACACGCGGATCTCCAGCATTCTGACGAATCTGTCTTGCAGTCATTTTAATATCACCACGATTAGCCATAAAAGTATCACCAGCTACATCAAGATTAAAATCTCCACCAACTTTCCAATTTACATCGCCAACTGTATCAATATTTGTATTACCATTCGTAGAGATATGAGCATCGCCGATAACAGTGATATTAATGTTCCCACCAACGAACAACT